TTATGTCACGTACTAGTAAATCAACTAACGTTAAAATTAATGCTACTCCAATTAATCCTAATAGCAAGACTGGTAAAGTCATGGCAGTTGCTGATGCTTTAATGCCTAAGAGTGCATTTGATGTTGCAATGTATGCTTTACCTTACGGTAAAGCAGCACGTGCTACCGCTGGTATTGTTAAAAAAGGTTCTAAGTATGTTGCAAAGGCATATAGAAATATAGGTAGGTAACTATGGCTAATCCAATTAAAGTAGTTAAGACTGTTTTAGAATTACTTAAACCAGACCCAAAACTTGTAGCATTAGTTGGCAAACCAACCCTTAAAAAAATTGTAGAACGTCAAGCCTTGCCTATTGTAAGCAAAGGTGGTACTACTAACAAAGAGTTTCTAAAGCATAAGTTAGAAAAAGAATTAAAGTTAGTAGTTAAAGAAAGAAATCTTAGACGTGAACGTGTTAAGATTGATACTAGAGTAAGTCAATCTTCTAGAAAAAACCGTACTCCTATTAAAACAAAAGAAAAAACAGACCCAGCAAAAGATTTGTATGACCGTTACAAAGGCATAAGTAAAAGTGAAATGCCTGTAACCAAAAGCAGAATAACTCCTGAACAAGCAAAAGAAGCAATGATTGCACGCAGAGTTGCTGCTAAGAAAACAAGAAAAGAAGCGCAAAAGATTAAGGTCAATCCCAAAAGACCTAAGATTACATCTGCAAAGAAAAGCAGAACTTTTACTCGTGCTGAACTTGATGCTCGTAAGGCTAAAGAATACGATAAAACTGATAGAGCAAATCAACCTTCAATTGATACTCGTGAACCTGCAATTGTTCGTCAGCAAGCAGAAACCATGCAAGTTCGTGGTAAGACTGTTGTAACAAAATTTGGAACTAAAAGACGTATTGCTGGTGGAACAAAACTAGCAGGTGCTGATACAAAATCTGCTTCAGCAAAAGCAGAACAAGAAGCACAAAGAACTGTTAGCGAAGCATTAAAAAGTAAGACTGATAAAGTAAAAGGTTTTAAACCCAGTGGTAAAACATTAACAGTAGAACAAGCAAAGAAAAAGTCTACTGCTGCAAGAGAACGTACTCGTGTTAGAGCAATTCGTGAAGAAGCAGCAAATGCACCATCTACACCTAAGACTCAAGAAGTTGAACAACTAGTACAAAGAGCAAGAGTTAAAGGTGCTTTAATAAAAGCAAAAAAGAAAGCACCACTCCCAAAAAGAAAATAGGACTTAAATGTTATCAATGGAACAAATTGCTGCAAGAGTTCAGGCTCTGCGCTATCGTAATGCAGAGCGAGACGCTCGCAACCTTGATGTCCTAGCCGTACGCAAAGGAAGAATCTCAGAAGTATATCCTGATTTTTTTCCTGGTGGTGTAGATGCAAACGTAGTTGCAAACTTTATTGATATTGTTGCACGTGATTTATCTGAAGTTATGGCTCCGCTTCCAGCGGTAAACTGTTCTGCTGCTAATCAAGTATCAGATAGAGCACGTACTTTTGCTGACAAACGTACTCGTATTGCATCTAATTACTTTCAACACTCAGACCTATCGGTACAGATGTACTCAGGTGCTGACTGGTACATTACATATGGTTTCGTCCCTTTCGTTATAGAATTAGACGAAGAAGCAAAACTCCCACGAATCCGCATAGAAAATCCAATTGGGGCTTACCCAGAATTTGACCGCTATGGTCGTTGTGTGGCGTTTGCTAAAAGATATATGATGACACTTGGTGAATTGGCTACACAATTTCCTGAGTATGATAGAGCAATTCTTGGACCAGATGGTTATAAGCAAGACCTTAATCATCAAGTTGAAGTAATACGCTATTATGATAAAGACCAATCAATTATATTCTTACCAACTAAAGGTAATTTAGTTCTTTCACAAGCAAAAAATCCTCTTGGTAAGATGATGGTTATTGTAGCACGCAAGCCATCTATTGATGGCGAGTTGCGTGGACAGTTTGATGACGTACTTGGTATTCAATTGCTTCGAAATAGATTTGCATTACTTGCAATGGAAGCAGCAGAAAAATCAGTACAAGCACCAATTGTTTTACCGCAAGATGTACAAGAACTACAACTAGGCGGAGACTCTGTTATCCGTACTAATAACCCAGCAGGTGTACGTCGTGTTGAACTTAATGTTCCAGCGGGTGCATTTACTGAACAACAAGTACTTAATCAAGAACTTAGAGTTGGTACTCGTTATCCTGAAGGCCGTACTGGAAATATTGATGCATCTGTTGTTACTGGACAAGGTGTTCAGGCTCTTATGGGGGCCTTTGATACTCAAGTTAAATCTGCACAAGCAATCTTTGCAGCAACACTTCGTGACATAATTGGTTTATGTTTTCAAGTTGATGAGTCTATTTTTCCTACAGAAAAAACTATTCGCGGTGTTGATGCTGGTTCTCCATATGAAGTGGTATACAAGCCAAGCAAAGACATCAAGGGTGACTATTCAGCAGATGTCCGCTATGGAATGTTGGCTGGTCTTAACCCAGCCCAAGGTCTTATCTTTATGCTACAAGCACTTGGTGGGGGTTTAATTTCCAAAGATATGGCTATGAGAGAATTACCGTTTAATGTAAACGTAACTCTTGAACAAGAAAAAATTGAAATTGAAAAAATGCGTGACTCACTTATTGGTTCACTTGCTGCAATGACTCAGGCTATACCGCAGATGGCAACTCAGGGACAAGACCCATCTGATTTGATTCGCAAAATTGCGGAAACAATTAGAGGTCGTCAAAAGGGTAAACAGATTGAAGACATTATTGAAGAAGTCTTCCAGCCTAAAAACCCTCCTGCTGGTGTGGAAGCACAGTCTGAGCAACCTGTCCCCGCTGCTCCTGAAGTCCCTCCAGCAGGAGGCGCACCTCAAGGACAGTTAGAGGGAAGACCAGATTTACAAACTATGTTAGCAACAATGACAGGCACAGGCGCAGTACGTGGCGGAGCCACAGTACAAAGACAACGAGCAATTTAAGGAGTAACTCATGGCAACTAGAAAAAAGAAAACTGTTGCAGATGAAACTTATTCTAAGTTAGACCAGCATTCAATTTGGTTAAACGAATACTACAAGTCTTTACGTAAGGCTGGCTTTGCAGTAGAGAATGCACTATGGCTTTTATCTACTAAAGATAGTTACCCTGACTGGGTACAACCACCAGACAAAACTGATATTTTAAATCATTTAGAAGAAGAGGACGATGACTAATGGCAGGTAATGAAAACAGCGGCGGATACCGCCAACCAAGTAATCCTGCTCCTACTTCTGGTCCAGGCATGTTATCAAAACGTACTGATGGCGGAGCCATTGACGGAATGACACAACCAACTCAAGAGTATACTGGTATGCCATACGGTCAAAACAAATCTGTTAATGACATGCAAGGTGCAGCATCTATGGCTGGCAATCCTTTTCCTACTATGGATATTACTCCATTAAGTGCGCTTTCTCAGCGCCCTAATGAAGCTGTTACCGCTGGTAATCCATTTGGTGCAGGTCCAGGGTTAGAGGCAATGCGTGGTATGCCTAACTATGCACCATCTCTTGCAGATACTATTCGTCAACTTGCACAGTTTGATGCATCAGGAGATGCAGAATTAATTTATAGACAACTTACTGACAACGGGTATTAATGTATAAGATTAATCCAGTTGTTGCTTCAGTCTCACCTAACCTTTACAGTGCCGCTAAGAACGCTAACTTAGACCCTAAACAAATTAATCAAGTAGAGCAGATGAGTTATTCAATTAACCAACATCGTGAACTTGCAAAGTTAGACGTTGAGGCTGCGCGTAAACGTTATGACTCACTTGATATTAACATCCAAGACCAGTTAAAGTTTCTTTTTAAAGAAGCAGATTACATGAAACCACCTGAAACTGTTGCTGATAAAGTACAAGGTTTCTTAGGTGGAGCATTTAAAGTTGCTGCTTCTCCACTTATTGGTTTGTTTAAATTAGGTGGAGCATATAATCGTATTATTAATCTGCCATACGCTGTTGGTCGTCAAGTCAATCAAGGTGCTGAATTATTTTCTGTAAAAACTTGGACAGATGGCTGGGATGGTCGTAGTCTCTACGACAATGGTGCTTTAAAAGAAGCAACAGATTATTTTGGTAAGTACGATGTTGAAGTTGCAAAAGGATTACTTGCTGGCAAAACACCTGGTGAAATTGTAGAAGCATATGGCAGTGTTGATAGTAACTTACTTGAGTCAATCAAGAAAGCCTACAATGACCCAGATGCTTTTAAAGAAGTACTTGAAGGCGTTAAGTTTACACAGATTAGCCCAGGTCGTGACCTTGCTCGTATGCTAGATGATGACGGCAACCCTAGTGTATACACAAAACCTAGTTCTTTTGCTAAAGGTTTATCTGGCAAGGTTGATTTTATGTATCAGATTGCAGTTGACCCATTGACATGGATGACTGGTGGTTTAAGTAAAGGTGTTACTAAGGGTGACAGAATTGCAGCAACAATATCTCAGCAACTTAATAAACCAGGTGCTAGAGCAGATGTTGTTGTTGCTGATGCATTTAGAAATAATCCAGAGTTAACTAATTTCTGGGACAATGGTATTGGACCACTAGTTCAAAAGTTTGCAGAAGCGCCAACTAAAGGTGAAAAAAGTGCAGTCTTTGAAGAAATTGGTAAAAGATTTTCTGGTTATAATGACCGTATAGTAATTGATGCATTTGCTGAGCCAACTGCTAGAGTTTATGATGCAGCATCAGCAGAAAAGTATTTTACTAATGCACAAAATTTAAACTATCTTATGGCTGGTAGAATAAACGGAATAAGTTATGCACGTAATGGTGTTGTTGTTGCCAGAACTACACGTAATCTTTATGATAGTTTTTCTAGGTATTTAGATAGTGTATTTAATGCTACTACTCCACAAGAGTTTGCTGGTAAAGTAACTAAAGGACGTACTGCTGTTGAACGAAATGCAGCAACAGAACCAATTGTTAATTTATTATCTCGACCTGAGGTATTACAACAAAAAGATACTAAAGTTATTCAAGATGCAACTGCTGAAATTCTTGGTTGGAAATTGCAGAAGATTGGGCAACTTGCTGCTCGCTCCCCTTTGGGTCGAGAGGTAGAAGTTGGACTAGGTGCTGCACGTACTGCTGAAAACTTTACAATTCGTGCTCGTCAAATTCTTCCACGTGATATGGCACAGACATTAACAGAGCATTTTCTTGCCGCAAGTGTTGACCAACAGTTTGTTATACTTCGTAACCTTGATGCTGCAACTATGTACTCAATGGGTCTTGGTGGACATGCTAAAGGCGATGAATTAATTGCTACAATACTTCGTCAGAAGTATGGTATTGGTGTTGGCATGGGAACTAAGGTAGACCGAGTAGTTCCTAAAGAATTAATCGATGATATACCAAAACATATTATTGCTAATAATGGTAGTAATGCACTTGCAACTAACATTGGTAATCTACATCGTTATCAAGCAACTTATGCTGTTGGTGCACTGCCTTACAATGAAATTGGTTCAATGGTATGGCAGATTAAGTCAAAAAAGTTTTCAGTTGAAGCCATTGGTGGCGCGGTACAAGGTGATTTTTCTAAAAAATTAGTTGACGTGTGGTCTTTTCTTACACTATTACCACGTCTAGGTATACGTTCATCTATTGACGAAATGACAATGTACTTATTAACTGCACCTACACGCGATATATTAAATCTTATTACCCTACAGGGTCGTAAGATGTCTAATGTTTCAAGAACCTTTACTGGTTCTACTACAAGTACTGGTCCAATTAAACTTAGTATTCAAAAATTATTTGGTGTAGCACCTGAAGGTACTCTTATTGATAAAGTCGGTAAGAAAATTAAGATTAACCCAGAAGAAGCCCTTAGCGACCACGCTCGTCGCGAGGCTCTTGAAATATTTGCATTAGAAAAAAACCTTGACATCTCTCAACTTACAAGTTTACAAAAACGAGAAGCCGTAGGTAGGTCTATTCTTGAGATGTATGGTCCATACATTAGAAATCAAGAAGATTTAGGATACTTGCTTCAAGCATTTAAGTATTCACCTGATGCACTCGATAGTATGGCTCAGTCTCTTATTGGTAGAACTGGTCTTTCTGGTGAGTTTGGTGATAAGGTATTACAAAACATCATTACACCAACAATGTTAGACCAAGCATTTGCTGAATTTGGTTCTAAAATGTACGGCAAGACGGTAACAGTTAACACTTCAAAGTTAAGTGAACGACAAGTTGCTGGTGTACAGTTTGAAAAATGGTCTAAATTATTTGTTGGTAATAAATATAGAGTAAAAAAAGGTAATTCTCCATACTTTGTTCCTAGTCAAGTGTTTCTAAAATATGATGCATTACGTACGCGAGATGATTTCGTAAAAGCAATAGATGAAGGTATGGAAAGAGTTGGTTTTGTTTACAGTCCAGTCAGCAAAACATGGACTGTCTATGACCCTGCTCTAGTAAGTAACTTCCT